TTACGCCTTCTTTATATCCTCCATAATTCCAGAGTGGGACATATTTGGGACATTATCACCAAAAATGTCGTCTATTTTCCTCGCATGCTCTGTCAAATGATTAGGCGCAAGGTGAGCATACCTACGAACCATTTCTATGGACTCCCATCCGCCCATTTCCTGAAGCACTGATAATGGGACGCCTGACTGAATCAGCCAGCTTGCCCAGGTGTGTCTGAGGTCATGGAAACGGAAATCTTCAATTCCTGCACGACGACAAGCTGATAGCCATGATGTCTTGCTGTCGATGCGCATCTTCCTGACCGCAGGCGTTGATGTTCCATCTGCTCGCTTAGCCGCCTTGGTATGTACAAACACCCATTTGTGATGCTTGCCTATTTGATCACGCAACACTTTACAGGCGGTATCGTTCAGCGCCACACCAATGGCGCGGTTTGATTTGCTCTCTTCTGGATTCACCCAGGCAACTCGTCGCTGCATGTCGATTTGTTGCCATTCCAGATTTATGATGTTCGACTTTCTCAGACCAGTTGCCAGCGCAAACTTGACGACAGATTTCAGTGGTTCGGGGCACTCATCAATAAGGCGTTTTGCTTCCTCCTTTTCCAGCCATCTGACTCGCTTGTTTCTGACCGCTGGTATCTTGATGACAGGCGCTTTTTCCAGCCACTTCCAGTCGCGTTCTGCAGCACGGAGAATGGCCTTTATCATGGCAAGATGCTTTGCCTTTGTCTGAGTTGGTACTGGCTTTGGTTCATAAACAGGCAGTTCTTTACCTTTCCTGATGGCGGCCTGAACTTTCTGTTTCCATATTTCTTTCGTCTTTCTGTTATGCATTCTGCTTACAGCAGAGTAAATCTTTGCCTCCGAGATATCTTTAAGCCTTATACCCTCAAAATGTTCAAGCCAGAACTCAATCCGGCTTTTATCTGAATCGAGAGATTTTTTATCAGCTTTTTCCTCAAGCCATCTTAGGCAGGCCTCTTCAAAAGTGACATCAGGTAAATCCCCTAGCTTTTCTACTCGCCAGAGTTCTGCTTTTCGCTTGTCGTGCAACTCCTGAGCTTGCCGCTTGTCCTTTGTGCCAAGAGATTCCTTAATTCGTTTCCCGCCCGGGAGCGAATACGAGGCATACCATATTTCATTTCTGCGGAAGAGTGACATTTTCTTTCCTCTGTTATGCCATCACCCGCGCTCACCTGGACAGTATGCAGCGGAGACTGAAGCGCCGCAATGCAGGCTTGCCGTGTTGTGAGGTAAGGAGATTTTGGCTTGGTTGGATCTTTACGTGTTGCCTGTAGGCGGCCTGTTCGTATCCAGTTGGTGGCGGTTGGTCTGGATATCTTAAGAAACTGACAGGCCTCATCGAGTGTGAGGCTGTATGATTCCATGGTTACCTCTGCTTTTTGAACGCATGTCACGTAACTTCTTAATGTGTTCTGCCGTTTCGATCTCTTCTGCTATCCGATCTGCATCAGCTTTATTCACAGGTTCAAAGTCATGATTAAAGCGGAACATGCTGGCGATACATGTTCTGCCTTTTCGGATGTAGTGAACTTTGTTGTGGGTAGAACGCAGGATTTTGCAGGGAGTGCCGTGGTGGTCGACGTACCAGGTGTTAGGCAAAATGATTCTGAACATTTTTACACCTCAGTTGGACGATGTTGAAATTTGCTGCTTTGAGGCCATCACAATCCCCATTGTTTGTTCTTAAGTTCGATCTCCTCCTGGCAGCTTGCACAAGTCCGACAACCCTGAACGGCCAGGCGTCTTCGTTCATCTATGGGATCGCCACACTCACAACAATGAGTGGCAGATATAACCTGGTGGTTCAGACGACGCATTTTTATTGCTGTATTGCGCTGTAATTCTTCGATTTCTGATGCTGAATCAATGATGTCTGCCATCTTCCATTAATCCCTGAATTGTTGGTTAATACGCTTGAGGGTGAATGCGAATAATAAAAAAGGAGCCTGTAGCTCCCTGATGATTTTGCTTTTCATGTTCATCGCTCCTTAAAGACGCCGTTTAACATGCCGATCGCCAGGCTTAAATGAGTCGGTGTGAATCCCATCAGCGTTACCGTTTCGCGGTGCTTCTTCAGTACGCTACGGCAAATGTCATCGACGTTTTTATCCGGAAACTGCTGTCTGGCTTTTTTGATTTCAGAATTAGCCTGACGGGCTATGCTGCGAAGGGCGTTTTCCTGCTGAGGTGTCATTGAACAAGTCCCATGTCGGCAAGCATAAGCACACAGAATATGAAGCCCGCTGCCAGAAAAATGCATTCCGTGGTTGTCATGCAGCCTCCCGACGGGCAAGAATCCTTGAGCCGAACGCCATCAACTCTCCACGATCAACGGTCGTAAAGTGGCAGTGTGTACGGGGGTATGGGTGCCAGATAATGAGCATCGAGCCTTTATTATTTCCACTGACGTGTTTCCCGGTGAGTGGGTTAATAAATGCCAGTCGTCCTGCCGTGATGAATCTGACCTCACTGGCGGTTTGTATCGCTTCATGAAACCATCCGACAGATGTGTCAGCAGGTAATAACATTACACATCCCACACTGCTGAATTTGTTTTCAGTGGCTGCCTTTTTCACAAAAGGGGAAATATTGCTGTATGGTGGATTCAACCAGACATAACCAGAGGCATATCCCATTGCTTACTGGTTGGTTACCAACTTGTACCAGAACATGCGGGCCAACAGGTGCAACCGTAACCAGCATAAATCAGGCTGCGGCTAAAATGGCGCGGGCAGGAATCCTGGTCGTTGATGGTAAGGTCTGGCGAACGGTGTATTACCGGTTCGCTACCAGAGAAGAACGGGAAGGAAAGGTGAGCACGAATCTGATTTTTAAGGAGTGTCGCCAGAGTGCCGCGATGAAACGGGTACTGAGGGTATATAAAAGAACATCAATGGGAACACAATGATGAAACAGGTGAGTTGAGTTCAAACTGTAGTACAATTCTCTCCAGTTTGAACAGGAAAGAATATGCTATGAACCCTTATATTTATCTTGGTGGTGCAATACTTGCAGAGGTCATTGGTACAACCTTAATGAAGTTTTCAGAAGGTTTTACACGGTTATGGCCATCTGTTGGTACAATTATTTGTTATTGTGCATCATTCTGGTTATTAGCTCAGACGCTGGCTTATATTCCTACAGGGATTGCTTATGGTATCTGGTCAGGAGTCGGTATTGTCCTGATTAGCTTACTGTTATGGGGATTTTTCGGCCAACGGCTGGACCTGCCAGCCATTATAGGCATGATGTTGATTTGTGCCGGTGTGTTGGTTATTAATTTATTGTCACGAAGCACACCACATTAAAATAATTTGTTTCTAAACGACTAAAATATGGAGGCTCTTATATTTATATGAGCCTCGTTTTATGCTTTTTGTTAATGTCTTTATTTTTTATGTATTCTTTTGTGCTTTCAAGATTATGGCGTAAGAAAATTGCAATACGATTATTGTTGTATATTCAAGATAATGTGACCTTAATTGTCTTTTTAAATAAAAATTAAACAAAAATTATATCCCACCACTAAGGTTTATAAAAGCATACGTTAGCAGGTGTCACCATGAAAAAAGCCATAGCATATATGCGATTTTCATCACCAGGTCAGATGTCTGGCGACTCATTAAACCGACAGAGAAGACTTATTGCTGAATGGTTAAAGGTAAATAGTGATTATTATCTTGATACCATAACATATGAAGATTTAGGATTAAGTGCATTCAAAGGAAAGCATGCACAATCAGGAGCTTTTTCGGAATTTTTAGATGCTATAGAGCATGGTTATATATTGCCAGGAACTACATTGTTAGTTGAAAGTCTGGACAGACTTTCAAGAGAAAAAGTCGGTGAAGCGATTGAACGTCTGAAATTGATTTTGAATCACGGTATTGATGTTATAACTCTTTGCGACAATACAGTCTATAATATTGACTCTTTGAATGAGCCATATTCATTAATAAAAGCCATACTTATAGCACAAAGGGCAAATGAAGAAAGCGAGATAAAGTCAAGTCGGGTTAAATTATCATGGAAGAAAAAACGGCAGGATGCACTGGAATCAGGTACGATTATGACGGCGTCTTGTCCGAGATGGCTCTCCTTAGATGACAAAAGAACGGCTTTTGTTCCAGACCCCGACAGGGTGAAAACTATTGAGCTAATTTTTAAACTCAGGATGGAAAGGCGCTCATTGAATGCAATAGCCAAGTATTTAAATGATCATGCTGTAAAGAATTTCTCAGGAAAAGAAAGTGCATGGGGACCTTCTGTAATTGAAAAATTATTAGCGAATAAAGCTCTGATAGGTATATGCGTACCTTCATATCGTGCAAGAGGGAAAGGGATAAGTGAAATCGCTGGCTATTATCCCAGAGTCATATCAGATGATTTGTTTTACGCTGTACAGGAAATTCGGTTGGCACCTTTTGGTATTAGCAATAGTAGCAAGAATCCTATGCTAATAAATCTACTTCGAACAGTTATGAAGTGTGAGGCTTGTGGTAATACCATGATTGTTCATGCGGTATCTGGAAGTTTGCATGGCTATTATGTTTGTCCGATGAGAAGATTACATCGATGTGACAGGCCATCAATAAAAAGAGATTTGGTTGATTATAATATCATTAATGAATTGCTTTTTAATTGTAGCAAAATTCAACCAGTTGAAAACAAGAAAGATGCTAATGAAACTTTAGAGTTAAAAATTATTGAGCTTCAGATGAAAATTAATAATTTAATCGTTGCATTGTCTGTCGCGCCTGAAGTTACCGCTATAGCAGAGAAAATAAGACTATTAGATAAGGAATTACGAAGGGCTTCGGTATCATTGAAAACTTTGAAGAGTAAAGGTGTAAATTCATTCAGTGATTTTTATGCTATTGACTTAACCAGTAAAAATGGACGAGAGTTATGCCGTACACTTGCCTATAAAACATTCGAAAAAATCATAATTAATACGGATAATAAAACCTGTGATATCTATTTTATGAATGGCATTGTTTTTAAACACTATCCTTTAATGAAAGTAATATCCGCCCAGCAGGCGATAAGTGCTCTCAAATATATGGTTGATGGTGAGATTTATTTCTAAATAATGATCTCGGATTTTAAGTTATGCTATGGTGATAAAGTGCAAGACAGAATTAATTATCTTTAACGAAACTTAATGGGTAATTACTTTGTTTGCTCCCACAAGCGAGTTTTGTACGGCTGTATTGGGGTAGTAAATGAGCTATACAATCTTAATCATTTGTTAGGTGAGAACTCTTGGTCGCAGATTCAAATACTGAAAATACGTGACAAATTATTATGAGCAAAATGGTGTATGTCACGTATTTTGAATGGTAGGTTAAAAAATAACACCGACTTTCGTAGGTATTACTAATAATAAAGCAGAGTTTTTAGATAGTATCAATGTGCTTTGTGTATATTGTGGCAAATAATTGGGTTGGGGGTACAATTGTGATTGCTTTTGCATGAACATTGCGCCTTTATGCATAATGAGATAAAGGAATATCAAATAAAATAACGATAGGTCATAACAAAGAGGTTTTTATGAAAACACTTATCGTTTCAACTGTATTGGCATTCATAACATTTTCTGCGCAGGCTGCAGCATTTCAGGTCACTAGTAATGAAATAAAAACAGGAGAGCAACTTACAACGTCTCATGTCTTTTCTGGATTTGGGTGTGAAGGTGGTAATACATCGCCCTCATTAACCTGGTCTGGTGTTCCTGAAGGTACCAAAAGCTTTGCCGTAACTGTATATGATCCAGATGCACCTACAGGCAGTGGTTGGTGGCATTGGACTGTTGTTAATATTCCAGCAACAGTAACATATTTGCCCGTTGATGCAGGGAGACGTGATGGAACAAAACTGCCGACTGGTGCTGTTCAAGGCCGAAATGATTTTGGCTATGCTGGGTTTGGTGGCGCATGTCCTCCTAAAGGAGATAAACCACATCATTACCAGTTTAAAGTATGGGCTCTAAAAACTGAAAAGATTCCTGTAGATTCTAACTCCAGCGGAGCGTTAGTTGGTTATATGCTTAATGCTAATAAAATCGCAACCGCTGAGATAACACCAGTTTATGAGATAAAGTAGGGTGAGAGTATGCTGGCAAGAGGTAAGACTAACTTAAAGATCGAAGAAATACGGATGCATAAACATCATGAGATTCATAGGGTTAAGCCTCTTATGCCAGCTTTGTGTCGTATCCGTCAGGGAAAGAAAGTTATCAATTGGGAGACGCATACTTTAACTGTTGATAATAATCAAATAATATTATTTCCTTGTGGTTATGAATTTTATATTGAGAATTATCCTGAAGCAGGGCTTTATCTTGCAGAAATGCTTTACTTACCCATTGATTTAATTGAGAGTTTCCAAAAACTTTATACGGTAACTGATCAAATACGTAACAAAACAAGTTTCTTTTTACCTCAGAATCCTGAGTTAATATATTGTTGGGAGCAACTAAAAACATCTGTTTCCCGAGGCTTCTCAACTAAAATTCAGGAGCACTTAGCAATGGGCGTTCTACTTTCGTTAGGAGTGAATCATGTTAATCATTTACTTTTATCATATAGTAAACAATCATTGATAAGTCGTTGTTATAACCTGCTGCTATCCGAACCCGGCACAAAATGGACAGCAAACAAGGTTGCTCGATATCTCTACATTTCTGTTTCTACATTACATCGCCGTCTAGCAAGCGAGGGGGTAAGTTTCCAAAGTATACTGGACGATGTGAGGTTAAATAATGCGTTGTCTGCTATACAAACGACGGTAAAACCTATAAGCGAGATTGCCAGAGAAAATGGTTATAAGTGTCCTTCTCGTTTTACTGAAAGATTTCATAATCGTTTTAATATAACACCAAGAGAGATAAGAAAAGCTTCCAGAGAGTAAAAGTGTTTTAAGAAGGAGCAATTCTATCGATTTTGATTTTGGGAAATCAACACGGCATAATTATGTCACCGGAGCCTGAACAACTCCGGTGACTTCTGCGCTAAACGGGGACGTTTATGCGCACATACAATCCAAACTCTCTTCTCCCTTCACAGATGCAGAAATGCACCTGCAATTCTTTGCATCTAGCGTTTGACCTCTGCGGAGGTGAAGCGTGAACCTCTCACAAGACGGCATCAAATTACATCGCGGCAACTTCACCGCTATCGGTCGGCAGATCCAGCCTTATCTGGAGGAGGGCAAATGCTTTCGCATGGTGCTTAAACCGTGGCGTGAGAAACGCAGTCTTTCCCAGAATGCACTCAGCCACATGTGGTACAGCGAAATCAGTGAATACCTCATCAGCAGGGGTAAAACGTTCGCCACTCCAGCTTGGGTAAAAGATGCTCTCAAACACACATATCTCGGTTATGAAACCAAAGACCTGGTTGATGTCGTAACCGGTGATATCACCACTATCCAGTCGTTACGCCATACCTCCGACCTTGATACCGGAGAGATGTATGTCTTCCTGTGTAAGGTTGAAGCCTGGGCGATGAATATTGGCTGCCACCTGACTATTCCGCAGAGCTGCGAGTTCCAGCTGCTGCGTGATAAGCAGGAGGCGTAATGGCTACACCGCTTATTCGTGTCATGAACGGACACATCTACAAAGTACCAAATCGTCGTAAGCGTAAGCCTGAGCTGAAACCATCCGAAATACCAACACTGCTCGGATATACCGCCAGCCTGGTTGATAAAAAATGGTTGCGACTGGCAGCAAGGAGGAATCATGGCTGATTTGAGAAAAGCAGCGCGTGGTCGGGAATGCCAGGTAAGAATCCCTGGCGTATGTAATGGCAATCCTGAAACGTCTGTACTGGCACATATCCGGCTGGCTGGATTGTGCGGTACCGGTATCAAACCGCCAGACCTGATTGCCACCATTGCATGTTCTGCCTGTCACGACGAGATCGACCGTCGCACGCATTTTGTTGACGCTGGATATGCAAAAGAATGCGCGCTGGAAGGTATGGCGAGAACGCAGGTTATCTGGCTGAAAGAGGGGGTAATTAAGGCGTGAATACCTACAATATCACATTACCCTGGCCGCCGAGCAATAATCGCTATTACCGCCATAATCGCGGGCGCACGCACATCAGCGCAGAGGGGCAGGCATACCGCGAAAACGTCGCCCGAATCATTAAAAACGCAATGCTGGATATCGGCCTGGCTATGCCTGTGAAAATCCGCATTGAGTGTCACATGCCGGATCGCCGTCGCCGTGACCTGGATAATCTACAAAAGGCCGCTTTTGACGCACTCACCAAAGCAGGTTTCTGGCTGGATGATGCTCAGGTCGTTGATTACCGCGTTGTGAAGATGCCGGTTGTCAAAGGTGGAAAGCTGGAACTGACCATCACTGAACAGGGAGATGAATGATGTTTGAGTTTTATATGGCAGAACTTCTTCGCCACCGCTGGATGCGCCTGCGCTTATATCGTTTCCCCGGTTCTGTTTTGACCGATTACCGAATACTGAAGAATTACGCCAAAACACTGACAGGAGCAGGAGTATGAAGTCAGAGATAACAATCAACTAATACTGTTTTGTTGATTTTTGCTTGTAATTGGCGTTCTGGTCTGAGTTTTGTGGAGTAAGTTGATGCGTGATATTCAGATGGTTCTTGAGCGTTGGGGAGCGTGGGCGGCTAATAATCATGAAGATGTGACCTGGTCGTCCATTGCCGCCGGTTTTAAGGGATTAATTCCTTCAAAAGTAAAATCTCGCCCACAATGTTGTGACGATGACGCGATGATCATTTGCGGGTGCATGGCCCGTCTGAAAAAGAACAACAGCGATTTGCATGATTTATTAGTAGATTATTATGTAGTCGGTATGACATTCATGTCACTGGCAGGTAAGCATTGCTGCTCTGATGGTTATATCGGGAAAAGGTTACAGAAGGCTGAGGGCATAATTGAAGGGATGTTAATGGCATTAGATATCCGGTTAGAGATGGATATCGTTGTTAATAACTCTAATTAATATGCCAATTGTTTACTAAAAATTATTAAAAATGGGGCGTTGAGACGCCCCCAAAAATAAAGGGTAATATATAACAGAAGGTTTATATAGTTAGAAGCAAGGTTGTGCTTCTAAAGGAAGTGGCTTGAGGGAGCCACTTATATGTTGGGGAGGCAAAGCCTCCCGCAACATATCTTTTTCGTAATCAGATTAGAACTGATACACCAGACCTACAGCGACGATGTCGTCGGTATCAATACCAGCTGTTTTGGTAAACTTACTATCGTCAATTAAGTTGATTTTGTAATCAACAAAAGTGGACATGTTTTTATTAAAGTAGTAAGTAGCACCGACATCGACATACTTGACTAAGTCTCGGTCACCATGAACACCAAGGTCTTTACCTTTTGACTGAAGGTAAGCAACAGATGGTCGCAGACCGAAGTCAAACTGATATTGTGCTACTGCTTCAAAGTTTTGTGCTTTGTTTGCAATATGGTTATTACCAAAAACGGTCATATTCTGAGTTTCAGAATATGTGGTAGCCAGATAGATATTGTTCGCATCATATTTCAGGCCTGCAGCCCATACTTCCGCATTTTTGCCGGAGGCATTGAATTTGCTCTTACCATAGGCGACCTGACCGTCAGTGCGATCTGATTTAGCATAGGTTGCACCCAC